AAGATAGACACTTCTCAGAAGCTAGGCTTGCACCATATTGTCCCTAGGTCTCTAGCTCCTGAGCTTGACAAGCCTATAGAGAACCACATTTGGGTTCCATTCCAAGAGCACATGGACCTGCACTACTTCTTGTGGAGACATGACCCAGCATATGCTGCTCAGCTATGGTTTTGGTGTGTGTATGGCAGGAAGCACAAGATGTGGGATCTTCCAGGAAGTGATGAAGAGCTCAAGCAGCTGAAAGAAGATCTTGGCACATGGAGAGCAATCAAGAAAGCAAAGTCACTAGAGCCTTAGCTTGATAAATACCTAGTCATGAGAAAGAAAAGAACTGCTGAAGAGACTGTGAGGTTCCTCACATCTATGAACAAGATAAAGCTCAATGAGGTGAGCTCTGCTACAATGTTCAACATACTAGACAAGTATAGATCATCTTCTATTGGACGTTCGCTTCAGAGAGAAAGAGTCAAAAAAGAAGCTATCTCTAGAGCTCCAATCAAGATTGATTTTGTTGGAGGGACAAAGTTCTCAACTGGAAACCAGTATTTCTCACCTACGCAAGTAGTGTTCATTCCTTATGTCAATAAGAAAATAAGAGATAATTTTGGGAATCTCATTGGAGGAATAGACAAGTTCTTGCATCTCATTGACACTGATGAGACACTGGATGACAAAGACCTTGAAGAGTCTGTGAATCTAGGGCTTGCTAAGAAGGTCCAGAGCTCCTTTGAGAAGAAAGACCCAATATCAAGCATTGCTGCCCCATCGGTGTTCAATGACTTCAGAGTCTTCTATATAGACAACACAGTTGGTAAGAAGTCTGAGTATGAAGTGAGGAGCGTCAGAGAATACATATGTGACAAGCTAAACAGGAGAGATGACAATCTGTTAGATCATCTGATATTTAGCTTATTTGGTGATAGCTCTTACTCATTTAGCTTACGATTTGAGAAGCCACTAGACTGTAGGAGATATTGGAAGACTTTGTCTGGGCTTGTCATGTCTTCATGGGGAGTAGATATTTCAAGATTTGTAGACTGGCATGAGTTCATGATATAGGAACATAAGTTAAAGATTTTTTATAATTTGATAAAAAATCTTACTATTCTATATTTTTGTAAGATATTCACAATCACTACAATTTATAGTTAGTGATTGATTTTTTGTGTGTTTTTGACTAAGATCTGTAGTAGATTTTTGTAAATTTTTTGTATAATTTATGAAAAATCTGTTAAAATGAGTTAATAAATACCCAAGTTAACTCATAAAACCTACATAAAAACAAATTTACACGTTATATGAAGCTTAGCGACAATATCAAGACCTCATATGTTGAGACCATTGATGCTCAGCCAGAGGCTCTCACAGTAGAGAATCCTTCTAAGAAGAAGATAAAGACAGTGATCAAGAGAGGTGGCACTGAGCAGAAGTACAGCTCCAAGAAGATCAAGCATGCAATCAAAGAAGCATACAAGTCTGTCAACCAAGATATTCCGGACAACTTGTTCAGGAGATTCAGCTACTACCTTGGGAAGTTTGAAGACAAAGTTGAAGGAGACAAGATACGAGTAGAAGACATCCAAGATGTTGTAGAGTTCTTCCTCATGAAGGAGAATCCAGAAGTTGCTAAGCAGTACATCATATATCGTGAAGCAAGGAAGAACATCAGGAAGTTTGTCAACAGGAAGAGGAAGTGGATAGAGAACTACAAGAAGAGCACAAATACTGCTAATGCTACTATTGATGACAACTCTAATGTGACAGGAAAGAATGTCGGGATAATAAATGCAGAGATACACAAAGAAGACAATGTCCAGATAAGCAGAGGCATGGTGATGTCAAAGCTTAAAGAGATGTTTCCAGACTTTGACCAAAAGAACTATATCAGAGACTTAGAGAGTCATATTATCTACAAGCATGATGAGAGCTCATTTGCTGGAGCAATTGCACCATATTGTGTTAGTGTTAGCATGTATGAGTTCTTGCTCAATGGTCTTAAGCATATTGGTGGTTTGTCTGCAACTCCACATAATCTAGACAGCTATTGTGGCATGTATATCAATTTAATATTTGCTATAGCAGGACAATTTGCAGGAGCTGTTGCAACATCTGAGTTTTTGCTTTATTTTGACTATTTTGCTAAGAAGCAATTTGGAGAAGATTATTATAAAGTTAGTGACGAGTTTGTGGAGATAGGACATGATCTTAGGAGACTTGAGAAGAGAATCCATTATTCTATGCCAATCAAGTCAATTAAAGACATTGAGTGGATTGTCAACAATGAGAGGACTGAAGATGGAGTGGTAACTTTTGCTCAGGAAGCTAGAGATCTTGCTAAAGAGCTTCTAGTCTCTTACAAAGATGGCAAGCTCAAAGACAACACTAGGACTATCAATAGTGTCATTCATCAGAAGTTCCAGCAAGTAGTGTATAGCATTAATCAGCCTGCAGCAGCAAGAGGTATGCAAGCCGCCTTTGTGAACTTTAGTTATTTTGACAAGCCTTATTATGAGAATATGTTTGGAAGCAAGACTTCATTCACATTTCCAGACTTTACTAAACCTACTTGGGACAGTCTTAACTGGCTACAAAAAGACTTCATGATGTGGTTCAATGAAGAAAGATTGCATACTGTAATTACTTTTCCAGTAGAGAGCTTTGCTTTGATTTACAAGAATGGCAAATTTGAAGATGAAGAGAATGCTAGGTTTGTAGCTGATGAATTAGCTAGAGGACATTCATTCTTTGTCTATATTTCAGATACAGCAGACTCTCTGTCCTCATGTTGTAGGTTGAAAAACAAGATTACTACAAAAGAGTTTAGTTTCACTAATGGCAACCTCTCCGTGGAGACTGGGTCAAAAAGCGTAATAACTCTTAATTTGAATAGAATAGTACAAGATTATTGTGACCAATCCGATTTTGGCTATTCTGAAGATCAATATGCATGGTATAAAGGATGGAAGAGGTATCTAGGAAAAATTTTGGAGAGAGTGTATATGTATCATGAAGCTTATAATGCACTTCTTCATGATATGTATGATGCTGGTCTGCTTCAGGCTTATACTGCAGGATTTATAAGTCTTGACAAGCAATATTTGACTATTGGATTAAATGGATTATCAGCATCAGCAGAATTTCTAGGAATTAAGATCAATGATAATGAAGAATACTCTAAATACTGTAGAGAAACATTTGGATATATCAAAGAACTTAACAAAAAACATCAAACAAAGACAATAAAACTGAATACAGAACTAATTCCTGGTGAAGGATTAGGAATAAAAAATTATAACAATGATAAAGCCGATGGATATTGGGTACCAGAAGATATAAACCTCTATACTAGCTATATTTTCAGACCGTATGATGAAAGTCTGAGCATGTTAGAAAAAATAAGAATGCACGGAAAAAACTATATAGGTGATTATCTTGATGGTGGATCTGCTGCACACTTGAATATATCAGAGCATTTATCTTCTCAACAATACTATGACATATTGAAATATGCTGGAGATGTTGGGTGTTCTTATTTGACGTGGAATTGTCCAAACAGTGAATGTACAGACTGTGGGTGGATTGGAAAGACTCCAGTAGATACATGTCCAATTTGTGGAAGCAAGCATATTGACCAGTATGACCGTATAATTGGATATTTGACAAAAATCAAGAATTGGTCTGCGGGACGTCAAATAGAACAAAAGAGGAGGGTATATCAAACTTCTAATCAAATTTCAGCCGAATAATAGGATTTTGCAATATCCAATTACGCGAGTGTGATAAATATAAAATCACACTCGCGTTTGTATATTATGAATTATAAGAAAATCTATGATTTAATTATTGAAAGATCAAAAATAAGAATAATTAATGAACATACATATTATGAAAATCATCATATATTACCAAGATGTTTAGGCGGTTCTGATGATAAAGAAAATATTACAAAATTAACATTAAGAGAACATTTTTTAGCTCATAAGCTTTTAGTTGAAATTTATCCAGACTCAAAAGAACTTAAATATGCAATTTGGATGATGTGTATAACTACTCTTAATGCAATAAATGAAGAAATTAAAAAAGAAAAAGATAAGTTAAATAGAATTTTGCCAAGGACTTTTGAAAAATTTAAGGTATCTCAAAGAGATTATGAAAGATATAAGCAGTTATACATAGATTCTAAAAAAGGAAAGAGGTATTCATTTCAGGAAAGAAAAAATGTATCAGATGGAACAAAAAAAGCAATGCGAGATCCAGAAAGGGTTCTTAAAAGAAGAAAGGGAGTATTAGGGACTAAATATTATTATGATATTAAAACAAAAAAATCTTATAAATGGTTTCCAGGAGATCCTGATATTGATTTATCCAAATATGCTTGGGGGAGAGGATATAAAATGTCAGAAGAGATAAAAATAAAACTTTCAAAAATGAAAGAATTAAATAGGAAAAACTATTGGAATACTGAAATCGGAATAAGAGTTCTTTGTCCAAAAAAGATGATTAAGAAACTTGATTGGTCATCAGGAAGATGTGATAGAAAAACATATATTTCTCTTTGGTCTCCAACAAGACTCAATGATGAATTATTAAGAGATGTCCATTTTGAATTAGTAAAAAATGGGGAATTTATAGATAATATTTTGTATATTGAGGTTAAAGAATATGCTTCAAAATTTCCTCGTATTTGGACTTTTGGCTTTTTTGAGGTGTGTTCTTATTTTATAAAGAAATGGATATTCAATAAAAACACAATTAAAAACAAAGATGAGTTTGTACAAGAATTTGCAAAGTTTATTGTTGATAATAAAGAAGAAATAAAAAAGAAAAACATAGAAATTTATAAAGAATTTCCAAATTTCAATATTTAATTGTTAAATAAAGTTAAATCCTGACACTTTCTTGTGTCAGAATTTTTTTGTCTCAAGAATTTGTTGTATATTTGCAGCATCAAACAAACAACAAGTCAAACAATTTTAGATTTCAGATTATGAGTATCTCTTCAATTCATCCAAACATGATCAATGAGGCAATGAACCTCAAAGGATCAGACACACCAGAAGTAGGGATGGTAGCAACAATGTTCTGTGGCTCTGACCGATGGCCAATGGTCTGCACAGAAGTCATCAGCAAGACTAGAGTTCGTGTAGCGATGATGTCAGATGCTGACTATGCACGAGCAGAGAATAGTGAGATCTCTATGAAGGTCTTCTCTGATGACATGCTATACACTAAGAACTACTTTGAAGAGATTCCTGGACGAAAAGAAGTCACTCTCTCTAATGGAAAAACAGTCAGGCCTCTCAAGCCAAGAGGCAAGATCTACACTCTGCGCAAGAACAAGAGGTGGATAGAAGCAGGCCATGACATGTGGAGCACCGGTGCTGTTCACTTTGGCTATGCAGAAGAGTACAGAGACCCAAGCTTCTAAAGATCGAGAGCATGATAATGATTCCAATACAGATGCCAATGCTGTCAGGAGCAGGAGGAACGGCTCCTGACAGCAATGAGCCAGGAGGATGGCTTGATGTCTTGATAAAGATCATAGTCATTGCAGGGATGCTGTGGCTCCTGTGGAAAGTATGCACAATGAGATAATGAGATAATATGTTTAAGATATGGAAGGACTAGATGGAGGAACACTCTTGAAGCTTGCACTCTGGTTTGTGATCTTGTGGATTGTCACATGCCTCATATTTGACAAAGAAGACTGACAATAGTCATAGTCTGACACTTGAGTTTGTTTGATTGGAGAGGATTCGAGAGGATCCTCTCTTTGTGTGTAGTTCATATATATAACAATACAAAAAGCTTCAAAGCAGTTGGAGAGATATAGATGAACAACAGAGACAAAAAGCAGAATAAACTTGGTGCTGGGCAAAAGCAACGCACTGTGTTCACGACTAAGATTGTCAATGAGATGATCAAAGACATGAATAGAGGGATTGTCTATGATGACAATCCATTCTATATGGGGGACAAAGACTATAAAGATGCTAATTCAATCTTTCAAATGACTGAAGAAGAAAAAGATGAATATGTCAAGTGTTCTGCAGACCCTGTATATTTCATTGAGAACTATGTCCCTTTTGAGAATGATCATGGAATCACATTAGTAAAGCTTAGAGACTATCAGAAAGATTTCATTAAGTTGACAGCAGATGAATATTGGGATGAAGACTATGGAGAGTTCATGCCAGTAGTTAGGAATGTGATCTGTATGATGTCACGTCAGAATGCAAAGTGCTTTACAAAATTCACAAAGGTGAATGTTAGAGGTATAGGACAAACACCTATATACAAGCTTTATCATAAAGTAAACCCATTAAAGAATGACTTACAAAGCAAAATAGTAAAGTTAGTGAATGATGTTAACTATTATTTGTTCAATGGCAATAATAACAAATTAAATTCATTGGCTAATAGTATTGAGAAGAAGATATTTGGAATTCATGAAGACAAGATAATAGAGTCTAGAGTCTTAGACAAACACTTAGAGACAACTGGGAGATTCAATCACGGAACATACATCCATAGGACTAAAGCATATGAAGTCTGGCACTTAGTCTTGTGTGATAGACATGAGCTATATTGTGCAGACAATCATCTTGTGATGACAAAGCATAGAGGATGGCAATATGTCAAAGACTTGAAGCCTACAGATGAGATAGCAGTAGAATGTGGAAGATTCTCTTGTGTAAAGAGCATAGAGAACACAGGAAGAAAGGAACATATGTATGACATTAGCATAGAAGAGAAAGACCATTCTTACTTTACTAATGGGATTCTCAGCCATAATACAACTACAATGTCTGCTATTTTCTTGTGGTATGGCATTTTCCATAATGATCGACATCTTGCTATTGTAGCTAATAAGGCTCAGACCATGAATGAGATATTCAGGAAGATGGACTCAATGTTGAAGAACATCCCATTTTTCTTGAAGCCTGGGATAATTGCAAAGAATATGTCAGGACTTTCATTTGATAATGGAACTTTCTTTAAAGGATTTGCGTGTACAAAGACCCCGGCAATTGGCTTCACGGTAAATTTTCTTTACATTGATGAGGCTGCCTTGATACCTCAAAACATCATGAACGAGTTCTGGACCGCTATTTACCCTACCTTGTCTTCTTCTAGACTCTCTAAGATAGTCTTGACTTCTACTCCTCGTGGAAGGCAGAACAAGTTCTATGAGCTATGGGACAAAGGTGAGAAAGGACTGAACTCATTCAAGACATTCAGAGTTGACTGGTGGCAGAACCCAGATCATGATGAAGCTTGGGCTGAGCAGCAGAAGAAAGACTTTGGTGAAGTAGAGTTTGCACAAGAGTTTGAGCTGCAGTGGGACGTTGCAGCTTCTAAAGTAGTGAGAGGTACAGACATGCAGTTCATGAAGAGGATAAAGAGAGAGTATGTCAACAAGGACTTAGACACAATCCCTGAAGACATCTGCAAGAAGCTGTGGTGGGATCCAAGCTTTGATCCTGCTGCAGTGCCAAGGCTCGGCCAGAAGATATTCATGAGCATAGACACTGCCGAAGGCAAAGAGATGACAGTGCAAGGCAAGTCAAAAGCAGACTACAATGTCATCCAGATATTCTTGATGGAGCTCATGTCTCCACACAAAGTGATGAAGTTTGCTCTTGACAAGAAAGTCAAGTGGAGCGACATATTCAGGTTCAGGCAAGTAGGAGTGTACATGGACAACAACAATGATGAGGAGGCAATGGCAAAAGCTGCTAAGTACTTAGTGTATGGCACTTTCAGAGCGGGCAAGCCAAAAGCTAGCAGCATGCAAGTCAGAGTAGATCCATTTGGGAATCCAGTGCCTGTGCAAGGAGGAACAGCAGAGTCTCATGACAATGTCAGGATGCTGCTTGAGATGAACTTCAATGGCAAGAACTTCTTGAACATATTCAAAGACAGTGACTGGTGGTATGATGAGCTAGTCTTGAAGACTTACCATGTGAAGCCTGTGCCTGGGATAAAGCAGAAGAAGAAGTTTGGGTACAAGACTACTAGTGGAGGCAATGGAATTGGCAAGAGCTACTTCTGTGAGGAAGGAGCTAAGATGATCACCAAGAGGCAGATCATAGTCAACCACTGGAATCAAGCAGATGGCAATGAGTGCACAATCTCCGAGCTTGGTGCATTTGACAAGATAAAGAAGAGCAACTTGAGCAAGTTCTACCAGTATGAAGGAGTAGGCCTTCATGATGACTTAGCCAAGACTGTGCTTGACTGCAGCAGGGCAGTAGAGATAGAAGAGTTTGTCTTGTGGCTGCAAGAGTACTTTGAAGAAGGGATGAGCGTGAAGCAAGGCGAAGGCCAGTGGAAGTTCCCATTGCTCCAGAGGATCATGAATGTGTCTGTAGACACTGAAGAAGGACAGACAACAGATGAAGAGTTCATGGCCATGTACACTGATGGAGGTGCAACGCAAGGCAACACTTTTGCAAGGATGAATGCAGGATTCCCAACAATCAATGGAGGTCTGCGAGGTAGCACATATGGGAGCATGATGCATAGAAACACAACCACTAACCCGTATCTTAGCAGGGGCGGCTCTAGCAACCCCTACACAAACCGAGGAGGGACAAGGAACCCATACAACAAGACAGCTGGAGGTGGATTTGGAGGATTTGGCAGGTTCTAAATACAAATCTAATATTTGAGAATTGCAACTATGGCTTTATCTGATATTACAATGAGTGATGTCATCAAGACATTCAAGACTATAGGATTAAGTGGAAATGTCCCTCCAGGCTACACTTTCACTTTCTATGACAAGATAGAAGAAAGTGTAGATGATGAGATGTTTGGACTTAATGGGAGGATAAACTCTATGATTGCTAAGCCTGTCTTGCTAGAGA